TTGCCCTCCAAATCCAGAATGGCCGTCATCGCCCGGCCCTTGATCCGGTGCATGATGACACTGGAAACCGTGTCAGACTGTTCCGCGCCGCTCACCATGCGGCGTTGTGTCACAGGATATTCCAACGGCACAAAAACAGACCCATCGGCCCGATAAACTGCGCCTTCAGGCAGCGCGGGACGCGCCTTGGTGTGAGTATCTGCCCCGCCGTCAGCAGGAGGATGTTTGGCTGTGGTTACACTGGGTGCGGTCATTTCAGAAGTTCCGTATAGGTTGAGCAGTTCCATGTGACGGGCATCTTGCCGCCATCATCGGTCATGGTTGGGGCGGAAAGGATGAAGGCATCAGGAAACGTCCAGACCTGTCCCGTATCGGCCTGCACCTGCAATTCGCCTTCATCGCCAGGATTAAAGGCGGCCAGACTTTGCCCCTTCTTCAGCAGCGGTGTCGCCTTGGTCTCGCCAGGCTGGAATTGCTGGCTGCGGTGTGCTGTATCGCCAGCAACCTGTGTCACATTCTGGTATGTCGGCAGCCGTATGGAACTGCCTTTGATGCAGTCATACTTCACGCCCATCCACCAGATGCGCAGAATACCTACTGATTGTGCCATGGTTTACGCCTGTAGCTGGATAGAGTTGGCGAGGATCACCAAAGAGCCGATCACCTTGACCGGCAGGGCAGAATCACAACGGTTGCGATCCTCTGAATTGAGTTCAAAGTTTGCGGCTGCCCCCAGTGTTGCAGAGTCCTCGACCCAACCCTGCGCCTCATAAACTGCCAGGCGTCCGGACCAACTGCCTTTAAGTGTTTTGGGCGTCACCACACCGGCGGCCTGAAGCGCCAGCGTAGAGGTATCATCCGCCAGTTTGGCGCGCGGATACATCTCATCAATAAAGGTGTTCCAGTCGTAGCGGATCCGCGTGCCGGTCTTGGGCACCATAATGTCCCGCCACGCCTTATCGGCATTGTCGGACGCATCTTTCTGGTAGTTCGTCACCAGCCGCTCAATGCGCACCGTTCCGTCCTGGCCAACCAGGAATGTCGAAGCACCAGACTTGAGCAGGACGTTGCGCATGTCATCGTCAAACAGGTCAGTGTCATCCGGGGCCAGTCCGGTCAGGCCGGTCAGTTCCAGTGTCCGCAACTGCCGCGCCGGGTCATTGTTCAGGGCCTGTGCCGCAACCCCGCACATGATGGCTGCCACAATCCACGGTGCCCATTTGGGGCGGGATGCGGGCAGGACAGACATAAACCGGCTATTCAGTGTGCCAGTCAGCGCCAATACTGCGCCATACGTCCCCCGGAAGCCAAAATACACATGGGTATCCAGGCGGGTCATCGCGCCGTAACGGCGCTCCGCATCGGTGGAAAGGGCCGTCAGGTTCGTGGTATCGTTCAGGCAGGTGGCAATATCGGTGTACCAGACATTTGCCACCAGATTGATGGCTGGCGTGAGGTCTGGCGTACCAGCACCTCCCGCCATGTCGGTAACAGCCACGGCAACACCGGGCACCTGATCGCCAGGTAACGCACTCATTCGCACGTCAATATCGTTAACGAACGCACCTTTTTCCACGCTGGTCAGTGTCAGCACACCGGCTACAGCAGCGGCTGTCAGGCCGGTTCTGGCCGTCACGTCGTCGGTAAAGGCCGCAGCCGCAGCACTCGCCATATCTGCGGCCTGCATCGTGGTCGTGACAACAAACGGCACACGCACACCGTTGGCCCAGATTGCCGCCGTGCTATTCTGCCCAGCTTGCCCGGTAAAGGTCAGCGTTGCACTGGCAGCCTTAGCATCCGCCTCTGGCGCCACCATCACCATGTCCACTTCCACATAGGGAGAGGCTGCAACCAGAGCCGCCACGGCAGCGGCCAGTGCGGACCCGGAACCGGCAATGGCTTTGGCACTTGATGCGGACACGTCCTTATAGCGCACCAGCGCATTGCCCACGCCACTGCCTTTCTGGCCCAGCACCAGCACACGCAGCGGCATGTCCCCCACCTGCGTTGCCGATGGCACCATGGTAATTTCGCCGTAGCTGCCAGGCACCGCATCATCGGCAGGAATTTCGTTGAATGTAATGGTCATTTGGACGCACTCCCGGCTGGGGCCGCCGTAGAAGCGGGCTTTGCGGGCGCGGCTTCGGCTGGCACGCGCACAATATCGCCATCACGCAGCAGACGTGCCCAGAAAGGCTTGGTCTCGTCCACGGTAAAGGGTTCATCCGGCACGCTGCGTGTATGATCGCCCTGGGGGATCAGCACGCGCCTGCCAGACGCAACAGTGACCTTGATGGTCATGATCCGGCTCCAATCTTGTGTTCGGTGGCGGCCTGCGAGGCATCGCCATTGATCTGCATGGCATCAGCCAGCAGCAGGAATTCGGGTAGCGTTTCGACCAGCGGGCCAAAATCAAACGAGACGTTCTCAATCGCGACTTCCAGCGCCACAATGGCAATGCCATCCTTCAGCCAGTCTGCTGCCGCAGCAGGCACACTGGCCTTACGAATGACGCAGGCCCCCATATCCGGCACATTCATGCCGTGCAGGGCGGCTGCTGCCAGTGCGGTAATACCCATGGTGCCCGCACCCCGCAGACGGTCATCGCCAAAATACAGACCCGCCGGGTCGCGGGACTGAACGATGCCAAACAGAGCAAAAGACAGGTCTCCACGGAACACACCGCCGCAATCACGGGCAGCATTCCAACCGGCCCATCCCAGAGCAATGCCCGGACATGCGCCAATGATTTTACCCCAATCAGATTTTGACGCATGCGGCGGCACGATGTGGTGGCGGTAAATGCGCTCGGAAAATATGATCTTCAGGCGTGTCTCAATAGCCTCGAACGCCGTGCGGATGGGTCCACCGCCAATCAGTTCAGTGGGGTATAGCTTTTCCAGTTCATGGCTCATCACCACATCCTCCCTGGATGAAAGCAGGCCGGGCGCGTGGCAATGCGTGAGAACGTGTCTGTGGTGTTGGCCGGGATCGCCCCGTCCAGTGTGGCCCGACCATCATTCAGGTCAGACAGCCATTTAAACGCATCCCGGCGGTCATCGCGCATCTGGTCGGTTGGCGTGCTGGTGCTGCTTACGGCCAGCATGTAGCGCGCAATGGCGCAGCATGCCTGCACCACCGATGCGGACGGGCTGGCCACCGGCACGAGGTATCGGCGGCGCAGATAGGTATCCATCTGGTCCGATGCCGTAGTCAGAGCACTGGCCACCTTGCCCTGGTCAAGCGTGTCCAGCGCCTGGTCGCGCGTGGCGGTAAAGCCGATCAACTCGTCCTCACCATAACGCGCCATCATGTCCGCAAGGGTTGCGTAGGCCATCAGCCGACCTCAATCACCGCAAAGGTTTCGGTGTCGCTGGCGATCAGCTCAATCTGGGCAGCGGACAGTTCCCCTTTCTTCCAGACGCGCAGAGCCTTGTGCTCAATGCCTGCACGACGCATGCCGGGGTCACGACAAACCACAACAAGATGGCCAGAAGGCACCATGCGCGAGCCGCCCTTGCCATGGATTGCAACACCGCCTTCAAACGCTGTGCGGGCATCGGCCTCGTCCTTCAGGGCGGCGGCCACATCCGCGCCCATACCTTCAACTGGGGATGGTTTTTTGGCTGTCATCTATCAGGCTGCCTTTGCGTAGGAGAGACGGGGAGCAATCACCAGTTCGGCAGCGCTTTCCCATTCGTTGGACCCCGGTATCCATGTCTTGCCGTCTGGTGCCAGAGTGGGAATAAACCCGCCCTTCATCAGCGAACGGCCATCGGACTCAAGGTTTTTGGGCACGACCAACTGGCTGGGGGCAATGCCATAAGGCGAGCCATCACGCCGCCGCAGCATACCCATGGCCGATACGGCATCGGCAAAGGTGGTGGCATTCAGCGGGCGGCAACTTGCATAGGCAAGCTGGAACAGACCAAAGCCAGCCGCACATCGGCCATCCGCACCCCACACGAATTCCGCATCATTGAACACGTTGCCATCGGTCAGCTTCGTTTTCGCCGTAATGGTGAACGGGCGGCGGGGCTGATAGATCATGGCTTTCAGCGGCTGGCTGTTGTCGAACAGATACCACCACGGACCAGCAGACTCACCGGCCTGTGGCGTGCCAAGATTGCTGTAGCTGGTGATCTTGCCGTTTTCGTCCCAGGTCTCATGGTCGGTGTCGAAGAAATACTGGCCGTCCATGCACTTCTTTTTGAAGCCCGCCTGAAGCTGCTCATAAACCAGCTTGTCCGGCAGGTTCGCGGCATCAGCACCGATCTGGGCAATGGCAGGCACTAGAAAACCGGTGTTGTTGTCATCCATGTCATCCCGGCTGATGGCAATGGTCTGCTCGAACGTCTCGTTCTTGATGGACATGCCCGCCGCGTCCAGGCGGTGAATGACGCGTGAGCCATGCCATTTCCGAAAGCCCGGCAACTCCGCCAGCTTGGGGTAAAAGTTCGCGCCTGCGGACGATGGCACTTCCATTGTAAACGGCTTGTAGGTTGTCGCCGCCGTGTTCAGGTATTTGTTGAACGCGAGAGAGACAGATGTCTTCAGCGCGTTAATGTAGCCGACAGTAATGGTCATGTGGGCTTATCCGATCTTCACATAAGGGGTGCCGGAGAGGTCAAAGCCGACCAGCGTTCCGACCTGGAGACGGTTGACGGGGGCCGCTTCGGTCCCGGCGTTTTCCGTCAGCGTCACGGTTTCATCATCCACCGCGTAAACGGGTGCGTTCACGTTGGCCCAGGTGGGCATCACGTCGAACGGCAGCGCAAAGGTGCGGCGCATGACCTGCACCGGCTCGTCCCCCACCATGTCCGACACGATGGCGCTGCCCGTGTTGTCGCGGAAATCGCGGCAGACACCAGCAATGGCCACAAGGGGAGACGGCGGGTTGGCGCTACCGGGGGGCAGAATGGTGCCGTCCTGGCAGACAGCCACAATGCCCCCACGAAAAACGCGGAAACCCGCAGCGGTGACAAACCCGAATTCCGGCCCGATGGCCGCCTTCATTTCGTCCAGTGCGCGGTCACGATTAAGCGCCATGGTTGCCCCCATATTTCTTGGCGTCTTCCGCCGTCAGGCCAAAGGCCGCCATCACGTTGGCGGTCTGTGCATCCTGCTGGTCAGCAGAGGCCGGGGGCTGCTGCGTGTGCAGATGCACAGTTTCACCCTTGGCCGCATTGGTGCCCGGCACGTCCGGCAGGCCCTTGATCAGCAGGTCCGCCGCCTTGGGGTTCTGCATGTGCAGGGTAATCAGTTCCGGCTTCAGTTCGTCGGACACGATCTTTTTGGCGGCCACATTCTCAATGAATGTCGCAGCGGCATTCTGGCGCAGTTCCGCGTTTTCAGTTTCCAGCGTCTTGATGCGCTGGCTGTGCGTATCTTCCGACAGCACACGAACCCGCAGGCCAGAGACGATCTGTTCCGCCGGGGCGTCAGTGTCGGCCCGCGCCAGTTCGGCAAGCTGGTTGTGGGTGGAAATAAAGCCGCGCGCACGTTTGAGTGCGGCCATAACCTCAGCCATGGTTGAGGTGGCCGGTAGCCCCAGCGCCTTGGCGATTTCTTCGAGCGTCATGCCCGTCTCCTGGTTGTGTAGGGTTATCAGGTCGAGATTTGGCAGGTTGGTCAGGGAGGCCCGTGCAATCCGGGTCACAACGCCATCGGGGGTGGCTGCCAGAGCGGGGGACACGCCATTGTAGGCGCGGTCATCCATCAGGGCCTTGCCGGACTTGTTCCAGTCCACACGGCCCCATATGCCGTCCGTTCGTGCTTCCAACTGGTCAATCCAGCCAACGGCTGGGGCAGACCCGCCAGAAGTGGCGGCCCGGTCGGTAGAATGGTTTTCATCCAAAGGCAGATGGATGCGGCCATTCTCCATGGAATGGGTAATCACATCCTGCGGGCTGGCCAGACGGAACGGCCCGCGCCCATCACGGCACTTGAATGTGCCGTTGGGAACCAGATGTATCCACTGCGGCACCTTGCCATCGGTGGCAGGTGGCAGTGCAGTAAAAAGGTGAATGGTCTCGCTCATTGCCCGCAGAGCATGCCGGGCCGGGCGATGGGTTATCAGGGGGGAATATTCCCCCTGATGCGGCTTAATCGGACATAATGGGATTTTTTGCCACACAGGGCCTTAACGGGCATTCCCCGCATGATCGGACGCAAACAACGCAAAAGCGCATCCTGCCCCCTCTTAAAGCCTCTTATGACCCTCTTAAAACCAAATGGGGGCTACTGCCTAGCGTCCGCCCATGGCAATCGCCAGAAATTCGTCCAGACGATCCACTATCGCGGCTTCGTCCCCCGGCCCCAGACCAAGGTATGGCCGGGCCGGTATTGTCACACTGCCACGGTGGAACAGCTCGCCGCCCATCTCGAACGAGAGTTGGGGTTCATTTTTGGGCCGGATGATGCCGCCAAACTGGTGAATGGCCCCATAGATCAGGTCCGTGCCTACCAGTATGGCATGTCCCTCAACTTCGGAATGGATGCTGGCAAACAGGTCTCCGCTCTCGCGCAGAATATCCGGGCTTGTCTTGCCAGACTGATAGAGGGGGTTAAGTGGCGCGTAAGTCTCCCATCGGATGCCATTGGGGTCTTCGCCGCTCTCCATGCGCTTAACCGTCCGGTCATGCAGTTCCAGACCAATGGCGGCCAGCACCTCCTGCGGGCGCGACCCAATAGCCATAATGGCATCCAGTGCGGATTGGATGGGGGCTGCATCCCCCGAGATGGTTATGAACGCCATTGTGGAAATCCACTTTTATCTCTGCTAATGTGTCCATGCGCGCCGGAGACTACGGTGATATTCTCCCTGCCGAAGGACGTCCCGTTCAGGGACGGACCGAATGGGGTTCTGCGGGAGGCCCCACCGGCGCGCATCACTCTTCCCCTGACAATAAATCGTCCAGACTGCCCTGCATGATCTCCAGCCCCGCAATCGCCTGGCGCACTGAATGCGGGCGTGAGACATGGCAACTGACCACAAAGTTCTCGCTGCCATCCTGCGTGCGCTTGATCACAACACGGTATATCCGCCCAACATTGCGGAACAGCCGCATGTGTGTCGCACTTTCGCGCACCACCAACTGCGGGTTGGCAATGACCTCTGGCACATGCAGGTAATCAGCAAGCGAGAGGTCTTTGTGCCGCTCCAACTGTTTTTCAACTGTTGCCCCGGATAGCTTGACGCTGCGTGCTTCGCTGCCCAGCGCCTTCCGCAGATTATCCGGCATGGTGCCTGCATCCACCAGGCCAACAGGGTGGTGGAGCAGTTCTGCAACCGCATCCTGCTGGGCCTTCAGGTCATCCGCTGCCTCAGGAACCGGCTCAATGGCAACAGACCTGGGTGCTTGCGCAACATCAGGCACTTTGGGCGCAACAGGTGGTTTGCCTGGCAACGAAGGTGTCGTTGTGGGTGCTGGACGCCCCTTACGGGCAGGCCCCACATCCTGCGCAGGGGAGAACGCCGGGCGCAGCTTGGGCGTGGGTGTGGTTACAACCCGCGCCCCTTCATTCATCAGCCACGCCTTGCCCGGATTATAGGCAAAACCGGGGTCAATCCCGACTGGCACATGCACGATCTCACCCGTATGCGGGTTGCGCCATGGCCGGGTTTCTATGACCGGGCTATCGGACACCTCCCAACCATTGCGGTCCAGCATCCGCCGGGAGACAACCTCAACCGTGCAGTGGCACCGCCAGCCATTGGGCGGGTAGTGGGTATCCCAGAACGGGTCATCCCAACGCAGGATCATGCCATCCCATGCCATATGCTGCGGGCGGGGGTGCTGGCAGTTATGGTGCCGGTAGCGCCAGTATGGATACAGCGCCACAGACTCAGGCGTGGTCTGCCGCCGGTAACGTCCGGCTGAATATGCTGTGGTAATGTTGGTGTCGTAAATAATGGCAGATCGCCAGCCCGGCGTGCCGGTATGTTCCCAGCCATGCCGCGCCACAATGGCGTCGAATTCCTTGAGGAACTCACGCCGCGTACCGCCCGCCTCTTTGGTGCGCAGCACGGCACTATGGAAATCATTGACCAATGCCTGGGATGTGGCCCCAGCTACCGCGAACGATACGGAATGCGCCTCCTGCCACAGATCGGTCCATGTCGCGGCAGGCATTGGCACTTTCTGGCGCAGGAACGCCAGGGCATCACTCGGCGGCAGCTTGGCGGCTTTGACAGCCGTATCAGCCATCGCGCGCTATTTCCTCCAGCACCATGGCTTCGCCCGCCAGTTCCGACACCATCAGGGCCGTCTGCATGGCCTGCTGGAACTGCTCATTGGGCAGCTTCATGCCCTGAAGCTGCTGTTCCAGTGCGTCCATACTGTCCGCATTTTCCACGACGCTCCGCACGGCATCGGTCATGCGCGCCATTCCCGCCTCGGCATCACGCGCCAGTGCCTGGGTCATCAGGTGAATAATGTTTGGACCATTGGCCTGCACATGGCGGCTCAACAACTTGCCCACGCGCGAATGCAGGGTGATTTCCTGCTGATCTTCAGCCTGTGGAGTGGTCGTTGTCGGCGGGGGAGCCTTTGGGGGCATATCCTGCGCCGGTCGGTCCTGGGCGGGCAGCACATGTGCTGCCTGTATGGGCTGTGCCTGGGCAACCAGACCAAACACGTCATCACCGTCCTGCGGGGCTTTCAGGCCGGTGCGGTCATAGAAGTCCTGGGCACGGAACTTCAGGCCCTGCGGCCCGGCAAACTGGATCAGCCTGACCAGTTCTTCCAACGGCACTTCATCAGGACGGCCAAAGCGGATGAACGGGTATTTGTCCTGCGGCCCGAATGTGAAGGAAACCATGGGAATGGCAAGCTGGCGGGTCGCTGTAACAGACAGCAGCCGTGCGTCCAGCCGCTCAATGTCTTCCTGCACCATCCGGTGAATTGCACCAGAGGCATGGGCACCCTGTTTGCTGTCCGTGGTGCCGGTCTGCCCCAGCACGGCCTTGCTTAATTCGGAGTTGCAGAACTCGGCGCGGCGCTGGTGAACATCATTGCTGCCAGCGCCGTTCTTTGGTTCCACAAACTCAAAGTCCATGCCCTTGGGCACCATAATGCCCAGGGAACCGGCAAAGTCGCACACCGCTCGCCACAGCACATTGCGGTCCTGGTCGGACGCATCGGGTCCATACCGGCCAAGGCGGATTGGCAGGCCATAATTCTGCACGAATATGCCCCAGTCACGCACCGTGAACATTTTGAACATCACGTACCACACTGCCAGACGGGACAGCCCGGCGTGCATGGTCAGGCCCGACCATAGCGGATGCACATGGTTGACAAAGCGGTGCGGCTCCAGCGGGCTGAAGCCTATCTGGGGGGTGCCGTCCGCAACACTGGGGGGTGCGCCAATGGTATTGGTATTGCGCATCAGAATGGTGTTGCCATCCTGTGGCGATACCTCAAACCAGCGGGCGGGACGGAACAGGAGCTGCTGCGGCCAGTAGTTCCCCGCTTCAGCATGCCACACAATTTCATGCGTGGACCGGCCCTTGCCAATGGCGTCGAGCATGTCAAACGCCGCCACTTCCAGAATGCCCCGGTCCACCCAATCCTGCACAAAGGCCGCATGCCGCTTGTGCGCGGGCTTGTCCGATGCCGGGGTGACGGTAATAGGCAGATTTGCAACCGTGCTCTTGCGTGTGCTCAGAACGCCCAGGTAATGGCCGTCGCGGCGTTCAATTTCCTCCGCAATTTCCATCCACAACAGGCTTTCGCCCTGATCGGCGGCACGTAGCGCCTCACCCAGCGTTGCCGGGTCCAGTGCACGGATGGACGTATTGGCCACGGCAGGCCGGTCGGCCAGCATGGTCGGGTCGGAAACACGGCTGGCAAACGCGGACGGCGGGATCGGTTTGCCAAACTGGTCAAGTATCTGCGCCATGTCGGCAGTCCCCATACATCACCGCGTCACGGCAAGTGGCGATCACATCGCCCACCGTGCGCCAGTCGTTTTCACCATCCACACAAGCGCCCAGGGTGCTGTGTGCAGCCACGACAATTTCCATGCGGTCGAGCATGTCCAGGCCAAGGTCATCCAGCCGTGTATCGGGCCGGATGCACCAGCGGGGCCGCAGGGCAATGTCCGCCACGATCCTGCGCACCTTGCGTGCTATCCGGCTCATGACTGCGATTTCACTTTTGGCGCTTCTTATTTTTTTTACGCCGCCCCGGTTTTTTCTTGAACAAAACACATGGATGCGTGTTGTCCGGGAACGGGTATTCGCTGCCTTTAATCCTGATCCAGAACAAAGGCCAATTAGGAATTTTGATTGAGATCGGCATTACACGCTTCCCTTTTGGCAGGCCCGTATCTGATCGCGCGTGCCGATGTAATCCCCGATCCAGCGGTGGGTCTCGGGCGTGTCCGGGTGTGCGTCCAGTTCGGCTTTCAGCGCCGTCTGATCGGCCTTTGAGTAGGTTTTAAGAGTGGGGCAGACCGGGCGCAGAGCAGGCGTTGCACAACCCGAAACCGCCAGGGCCAGAACGGCCAGCGTGGCAATCCTGCGCATCATGCGGTCCCCGCTTCCAGGCGCGCGTCTATGGCAGCATCGGTTGCGGGGGCATCGGTCTGCGCCTGTGCCATAGCACTTTCGGTTTTTGTGACTGCCTGTGCCTCAGTTACGGCATTTGTCTCGTCCGTGCTTTTCTGGGCTTTCTTCTCATCACTCCGCAGAATGAGAAAACCCGTAAAACCGATGATCACAACGCCGCCAATAACAATCCAAGGGGTATAGTTCATAAATCAACGCTCCCGCGCATGCCCAAACCCATATCGTCAGCATCGTGCATGTCATCATGCAGGCTATCCGGGTTCAGGTCGGTTGAAGTGGAAGTGCGAGGCGCGGGCCGATAGCCGTATTCCTCCGGGTCCGCGCTACTGGCCGCATAAGCCAGTGCTGCCGCAATGGCGGCATCACCATGGCGCTGCCCGCTTTCATCTTCCGTGCGCTTGGCCGGAATGCGGGCAACACCATTAACCAGCCGGAGCGCATGAATGTCGTCATGCACATCCCTATCGGCTGGGATGGTCAGAGAGCCTTCTTCAAAAGCAGACTTAAACGGCGGCATGTTGTCGCGATACCAAGCTTCTGAAAAATTCACGGCCTGAATGCGCGCGCCAAACCGCTGCCTTGTCACCTCACCAAGCCATCCGCCATTGCCGGTGGAATCAATGGCACCTGCCCGCAGGCGTGGAAGGCGGTCCAGGACAAACCACAAAATCTGCTTTTGCTGTTCATAAGGAACATTGCGCAGTTCCAGAACAAAGGGCGTTGTGCGGACAAGAGACTGTTCCAACGCCATGATCCAGATGACCGACAAATCCCCGGAGCGCGCAAAATCCTGCCCGAATACGTGGGGAGTTTTCGGGTCCAGCGCATGCAGTAACGGCAGCAGTTCTTCCTTACAGAAGTCTTCCGCTTCCTGCCTGCGAACAGGCTCTTTCTCCATCACAAACTTGTCGTCACAACCCCACCGAACAACCACGGCGGAATTGGATGTGCGGGCTGTTATCAGGGCGCGCGGGATATATGCGCCTTTGGTTGCTGTGGGGATGACGTGCAGTTCCTGGTCGGCCTTGCTGCCGAACTCGCGCAGTATTTTTTCGTACCACTGCTTTTCCCCCTCGAACGTCCATTCCTTGCCACTTTTGGCGCAGACCGCACGATAAAGGCCGTCCTTGACTGCATCCTCAAAAGTAATGCGGATCAGATGGTAGTCCTGATAATCCGTGCGTTTGGCGCGTATGCCCTCGACCAGCTCATTGAACGGGTTGGTGTCGCCATTGTGCGTGGACAAAATAATGATCTTCGCCCCCCAGATGCGCAGCGCCAGGGCGGCGGTAATCATCGCATCCAGATCGTCCACAAATGCCGCTTCATCAAGAATAACCAGCCCTTGCTTTGACCGGAATGCGCGCGCAACAGACGGCAGAGCCAGAATTTCAAAGCCGGATGCAAGGTCGATACGGAAAATCTTTAGATCACGGTCAGGATTATCCGGGTCTTTGAACAGGTCTTCCTGAACATTGGACGCGGCCATTTGCAGTATTCTGGCGGCTTTACCGCAGTCATCAATAAACTGCCGGGTCATGTCTTTTTCATAACCCATGTAAAACACGTCCATGCCGCCAGCC